CATCATCAAGCTATAACGGTGCATCGTCGGCGAGTAAGTCGTGGTATGCACCAACATCAGCCGGAACTTCGGGTTATGAAATGGTTAGCAACGGCAGCGGTGCTCCTGTTTGGAAACCGCCGTCATATGCGGTATGCTCAACATCGGGAAACACCGCCGTGAAAACGGTGTCTATAAGCAATTTTAAATTGACGACAGGAGTAAGGGTGCTTGTAAAGTTTACTTATGAGCATACTTCTTCAACGGCAGCTACATTAAATGTCAATTCAACAGGCGCAAAAAATATTGTCGTGCATTGTGGCACGGATAATATTTTTGTTAAAGATTATTTTTCATGGCTTGCAGGTGAAACTGTGGAGTTAGTGTATGACGGTAGTTATTGGGTTGCGATTGCATCCGATATGCGTTTTATTACCGGTGCACAGTCTGCCACCGTGGTTATAGGCACTACTAAAACACAGGGCTTTTGCGACTTCAGATGCGACGGAACGAATGACGCTGAATGTTTTAATAAAGCAATTAGACGCATAAAAACTATTTTGAGCAGAAATCCGCCGAAAGAGGGTTCTATGATGTGGCGATATGGAGGAACAATCCTTGTTAAGACGGGAGTATATAATATTAATTCTACCATAAGCATAGGTCAGTCCATAACAAAAGATATTTTTACATTTAAAGGGGAAGGCCCTTTTTCTACATGGATACAAACAAAAGACCTACAATGTTTTATGAAGAATTTTGATAGTCTTTGCTTTAAAGATTTGTATTTAACCTGCGATGGATTAAATGAAGGCCCATACTTTGACAGTGGAGATAATTTAACTTTTGAGAATTGTTATATTTCTGTCAGAAATTCAACCTCTAATGTGGGTGTGTTTGCGGATTTAAATACACAATATACAGGAGAAGACCCCGGAGGGGGTTCGTCAGGAGAATTGCAACAAGGGTGCTTTGTACTAAGAGGAAGCACTATGACTATAAAAACATTAAGTACATCATCAAATTGTTTTTCCGGAATTAATTGCGGAGTACTTAAAGTGGATGATAGTGAAATTAATTTGTTCAATAATAGTAACAGCACTTCTTTCGAGTTGAATTTTGCATATTTAGCAATGACGGGATATATATCAAATAGTATTATACATTGTAGCGGAAAAAGCAGCATAGTTAATTCGGGAGCTATAAATATTACGGGTAATGTGATTTATTTACACTCAAGCAATTCGAGGATATATCACTACAATACAAGCATTACAGAAGTAGGCGGAGTATTTAATGCAAATACTGTGTATTGTGCGTATTATGTATATTTGCGCTGTGCAACGATAACCGGTAATAAATTTTTGAAATTGAACGAGTATCAGTCAAATTCCGTTGCGTGCTACTTATATAATCCATGCTCTGCAAGTATTACCGGTAATTTCTTTCATGGCGGAGCAAGCGGAACGTGGTATATTGACGCTGCTTCAAAAGGAAGCTTGAATGTTCTGTGCAATAACTATAAAGGAACGCTGGCTGTACGAAATACAGTCACTCAAAACAACGCGTATAATTTAAGTGTAAATTATTAAAGAGAGGTATAGTATGGATATACGATTATTTTATGTTACGGAAGACAGGTCAATCGGCATTAACAAGTATTGCATTGTTGTTAGGCACTACGATTCTTTAAAAAAGGATAGTTATACTGATGTTGACTACTACTTAAACGAAGAAGCGGCATATGAACTTGAGAACAACGTCATTCCAAAACATCAGCTACTTGAAAAAATATCAAAGACAATTATTGATGTTTCAAATTATGCTTGGGCGGAGGGGATTAAACTTCGTACAAGCGACGAGAACAAAGAAATCCTTGAAATAGTAAATTACGGCAGTAAAGAAGCATACGAAGCGTCTTTGCCCGAATATACAGATGAGTTTATGCTTGACGTAGATGTAAGGGTAGCAATGTTAGAAATGGGAATTACAGAATAGGAGGTGATGATTATGAAACACGGGCGCTCTTATGGGTTGTGTAAGAAGATTGTAGCTGTTGGAAAGATGGGCAAAGAACAAATGCTTGAAAAATTTGATGTGCTTGTCTTATCTGGTGGATTAACAGAAGATGATTACACAGAGTTGGTTGCAGAAATCAATAAAAATTAGGAGGACATTATAGTGGAAACAGAAAATGAAAAAGAGTTATGGGAGAGACTGACTGCGGTAGAACAGTCCACAAAGTCGGCGCACCACCGTTTAGACAGCTTGGACAAGCTGACTGAAAGCGTCCACATCATAGCTACGGAAACTAAAGCAATGCGTGGGGACGTAAATGATATAACCGAACGTGTGGACGAAATAGAAAAACGTCCTACAAAGCGATACGAAACAGTCGTTACCGCCATTATTACGGCAATAGTGGGCGGTTTGATAGGTTATTTTGTTAAAATGTTAGGATTTTAGTATTTTAGGAGGTACATAAAAATGAAAGAATGGTTTAAATGTGCAGGTATTCGTGCAATAAAAACAGTTGCACAAACAGCAGTTGCCACTATTGGCACTGCTGTTGCATTGGGTGACGTCAACTGGGTAATGGTTGCGTCAGCGGCGGCATTAGCAGGCGTATTGTCGTTATTGACATCAGTTGCAACAGGATTGCCGGAAGTGAATAACGAAAAGGGGGAATAAAATATGACGTTACAAGATACCGTTGCACTGATGAATAGCGCAGATTATAAGGAGCGTTTCAAGGCGGAATATTATCAAGTAGTGAATAGATTTAAAAGTCTATATAAAATGTTAGTGGAATGGGACGAGGGAAAACTAAAATTTTCCCCACCGTGCCCACGCAGTACATACAACATACAACTAAACGCAATGGCTGACTATTTGGAGGCTTTGGAAGCACGTGCAGTAATGGAAGATATTGAATTGAAAGAGGTGTAATGAAATATGACAGATAAAATTTTTATAAATGCAGTAAAATCATTAATCGCAAACTATTTTAACAACAATGTTGATGTGACAGACGGTAAGAAAATCACCACAGATGATGTGTATATCGTGTGGAGCTGTAAGACATTGCAGAATTTTAAAGCGTTGGCGTCAACAACTGTATCGGACGGAATGTATTACGAAATTACATATAACGGTGATAAAAATGAGATGTATTTTGACGCATATAAAAAATGGAAGAATATGACCGTAAAGGAGTGGTGATAATGTCGGCGATAGATAAATTGATACAAATAGCCAATGCAGAGGTTGGCTATTTGGAAAAGTCAAGTAATTCACAGTTAGACAGCAAGACAGCAAATGCCGGTACTGCCAACTACACAAAATATTGGAGAGATATTAAACCCGAATACCAAGGACAACCGTGGTGCGCGTGTTTTGTAACGTGGTGTTTTGTCAATGCGTTTGGAAAAAATAATGCACAAAAATTATTAAAACATTATCCGTATGTGTATTGTCCTACAATGGCAAATTTGTTCACATTAAATGCAAATCCAAAAGTAGGCGATATTGTTATATTCAAACACAACGGAACATTTACACATACGGGAATTGTTACAAGCGTAAACGGCGATTATTTTACAACAATCGAGGGCAACACAAACGGAGGTAGTACCATTATTGCGAATGGCGGCGGTGTTTGTAGAAAAAGTTATTATAACAGTAATTTACCGGGGACAAAATTTTGTACACCGGATTGGAGTATAGTCGAAGAAAGTGAGGATCTAACAATGTCACAGTACAATGAATTAAAAGAATTAATTGAAAAACAGTCGGCGGAAATTGCCGATTTAAAAAACATCAACCAACAGTTGGTAAACGTAGTCCAAACTACAATGGTATACGATTTCAATGATGACAATATGCCGTTGTGGGCGCGTCCTGCGGTGCAGGCGGCTATGGACTGCGGTGCGGTACAGGGTGATGAGAAAGGTCATTTGGGTTTGTCCTATAAAGATTTACGAGCCATATGCCGAGAGTACCGTTGCGGTATGTATGATAAATAGTTTTGAGGGTGGTGTAATGCCACCCTTATTTTTTTGCTTGGACTATATTGATAGTGAATAAATTCAAACTCTAAATTTCTTGTATTTCGTCAATAGACAAAAGGAATGTTTTGTGTTATAATATATTTAATAATTTGAATGGAGTAATATTGTATGAGTAAAGAAACATTACCGGCTGAAATAGCAAAACAAATTCCAATAAAAGATATATATGATGATGTTGCTCATCCAGCATTAAGTGAAGTTGGTAAAGCAATTCAAGGCGTAACACGCATAGCATTAGCTCCGATTACAGGCATGGTTTGGGGATATGAAAAAATTTCTGAGTATTTAGATTTTGCAATTCCTAAATATTTTGAAGATAGAAAAATAAAAAAGGAAAATATCATTACACCGGAGCCTTCAATAGCTGTTCCAACGATTGAAGCAATGAGATATACCTCAGCCCATCAAGAATTACGTCAGATGTTTACAAATTTATTAGCGACATCGATGAATGTGGAAACAGTAGAAACGACACATCCGGCTTTCGTTGAAATTATAAAGCAACTTTCACCGAAAGAAGCGGTATTCTTAAACTATTTAAAAGATTATAGAAAAGCACTCGTAGATTATGAGTGTGCTGCTGGATTTTTTAACAAAAACATTATTGAGATTTGTGATAAATTTAAAAATGAAGATACTGAAAGTTACATAAATAATTTTATACGATTAGGATTATTTGATAAAACATTAACTGATAGATATTCGTGTGAAACTGAATTTAAAGTGGTAGAAAAATTAGCATATAAAGAAATCAAAATAATGGCTATAGAAGATGATATTGATATTGATTTGAATAAAGTCAAAATTAATTTTTATTATTATTGGTTGCAACCTACTGCATTTGGAGAAAAATTCATTTCACATACAATATAATTTTATATTAAGAATACAAAGTAAAAACAGCACTCATTAATTTGAATGCTGTTTTTGCGTTTAAAGGAGGAATTTAAAATGAAGTGTCTGTTAAAGACGTGTCGCTTAATAAGGAAGAAGTGGCGGAGCTAAAGACAGACTGAACAAATACGGATTGTCACCCTGTCATTTGCAAGATGTGATTGATGATTTTATTCAAGAATAACCTATATAAATTAAGAAAGAACATAGGCAAAATGCTTATGTTCTTTTTGGTTGGGTATCTTGTTGTTATCTATACATTGATAGAAATAGCCAAAACAGAAATCGGCTATTTAGAAAAATCAAGCAATTCGCAATTAGATGATAAAACAGCAAATGCCGGTACTGCAAATTACACAAAGTATTGGCGAGATATTAAGCCTGAGTATCAAGGACAACCTTGGTGCGCATGCTTTGTAACGTGGTGCTTTGTTAAGGCTTTTGGAAAGGATAATGCACAAAAATTATTGAAGCATTATCCGTATGTATATTGCCCGACAATGGCAAGTCTGTTTACGCTAAATGCAAATCCGAAAATGGGCGATATTGTTATTTTTAAGCATAACGGAACATTTACGCATACAGGAATTGTCACAGGTGTAAATGGTGATTATTTCACAACGATTGAGGGTAACACAAACGGAGGTAGTACTATTATTGCAAATGGCGGCGGTGTTTGTAAAAAAGGCTATTATAACAGTAATCTACCGGGGACAAAATTCTGTACTCCTGATTGGAGCATAGTCGAAGAAAGTGAGGGAATGACAATGGCACAATATGAAGAATTAAAGCAAATGATTGCAGAACAAAAGTCGAAAATTGATAAATTACAAGATAAGGTTAATAAAATCGAAAATCCGATGATTTACGATTGCATTGACGATAACATGCCTGAATGGGCGCATAAGCCTATTCAGTGGTGTTTGGATAATGGTATTGTATCAGGTACAGATGACGCACATCTTAATCTAAACAGCACAAAATTGTGGGTATGCGTTGTTTTATATCGTGCGGTTAAATTTGTTGCCGGATTGATGAAAATTAAAATCTGATGAGTGATTTATAAAAAGAAAAGCCAAACCGTATAGCAGACGATTTGGCAAGCAATAGACAACAATATTTTCTGCAAAAGAAAAAATATGTTGACCAAAGTTATAATAATTGTTCATATATATTATACCACGATATTGTTTATTTTTCAATACTGAACATAGTAAGTATATAGTTCAGAGTTGTAGTAATTAATCTTTTTCTTTATACAAATTACTTTTTAATTGCGCAAAAACGGTATATGATTCTTTAATCAATTTATTCAAATTGGAAATCTTAATCTTAGTTATATATTTATTATTGCTATGTATTATACTATTTCTCAAATTTCTTAAAGATGCCCATCTGTCAAAAAAACCATTTGAAAACTTATCCATTTGTTTTTTTAGTGGCTCGTCCAAAAAAGAATCTGTAATATCAATAACGGATTGAATTCCTGCTGTATTGTATTTTGCTAAAAATACCTCGCTTCCAAAAGAAGACAATTTTAAATTAATTAATTCAGTAAAATAGTCATTAAATAACTGTTCAATCAAAGAGGCTAGCATTATTATATATGCTTTTCTAAATCGATTTTGAGCACAAGTATTTACTGCTGGTATTATACTTGATAATTGTTCACTGCTCATATATTTTTCTACTCCATAAGCAAATTCATCATCAATGGTTTGCCACAGAGTATCATCATTATCAGGATACCTTTCACAAATTTTTTCATACTGATTTATGTATTTATCTAATTGTGTTTTATCGAATTTATCAAAATGATTTTTTAAAAAATCATAATGAGTATCTAAATTTTCCTTGTCATGTTCTTTTGAAAGTTTAAATAATGAATCTACTGTGTTCCTAAAATCAATTACCGATTGTGGAGGAAAAGCGTTGGACCAATCCATAGGTTCGGCACATTTATTGCATGTTAAATGTCGAGTACCTACTTTCCAATCTATTGATTTTATATCACCACATTTTTTGCAAATAAATATATATCCCATGATAATTGCTCCATTATATTTCTAAATTGATTTTTCTTTAGTATATCACTATGAAAGTAATATTGTCAATGTTGCTTTTTGTGATAGAATTTAATATTTGATTAAATATCGCAAATTTTAATCGATAACATCAAAATATCAAAAAATGATAAAATATATATTGTATGGATAAAATATAACAAATGTCACATCAACATACAAAAAAGTGATATACTATTGCAAGAGGGACGCAGAAAATGGCAATTAGAATTTTACTAAGCCGAAAGCTCGGTGAGCTACGGTGGAACCAAGCACAACTTGCACGAAAAACTGGAATAAGACCGAATACCATTAATGAATTGTATCATGAGTTGGTAGAACGTGTTAGCCTTGAGCAACTTGATTTGATATGTAAAGCATTGGATTGCAAATTATCAGATATTCTTGTCAGGGACGACGATTAATACATAATTTGTGCAAAATGAAGAAAGAACGATTATTTTTAATCGTTCTTTTTTGTGGGCTATTATGGATAACATCAGTGTGCAAAAGAGCTTGCTCATTTGGAAATTGTCGGCTCACTTGTTGCACAGCTTTCAAAAAATGCTCCGCCTAAAGAGTGGAGCGAAATGGGCTCGTGGGAGTATTATTCGGATAACGGTGCGTCAGTGTTCCCACAAAGCTCGCAAGGTTCACCTTTTAACGCCGCAAGCATCGCCGTAACCGGTGATCCGCTTACAAATCTCTATGAAGACTTGGCTGCAGAACAAAAAGCACGTGCCGTATATGATAACATACTTAAATTGTCAGATGACCCTGACGTTAATGAAGTAATTAAATTCTTGCGCCAACGTGAAGTAGTACATTTCCAAAGATTCGGTGAAGCAATTTTGACTCATTCAAACAGATTTAGGGGATATAAAAGGTGTGTGAAAGTGCAATTTATAGACATTGAAAATTATAAATTTTTAATTGAAATATTATTATTGATAAATGGCCGCACTCCTGTCTGTATCTAAATCTTTGTCAACACAACATTTTTTTATGTTTTTTCCCACTTCCACACGGACACGGATCATTACGACCAATTTTTTATTCCTTGAATTGTCAAGTCAAATGCAACGATATATCAAAATAAACTTCAAAAGGCGA